CATCTTTTTCCAAGAACACAAAAATGCTTTTTGGAGAAATATAAGAAACATTGCAGTTTAATTGTTTGCTATAATAAGCGGAGGCGGGGGCACGGGAGGCGGTGGTGGTGGCGGTGGTGGTGGTGGCAATATCCTTTGAAGGATATAGGAACCAATAGAGTTTCTTGACCTGATACAGTTTTCCGATCTTCATGCTTTTAGCTTACCAGATTGGTTATGAAAAATCAAGGAATATTTTGTTATTTTTTCGCTTCTAAAAGCCTTGTAAATCCTTCAATAACAGCGTCACTCCAAAACTGATAATCATAATCCTTTAGCTTATTCTCTTTTAACCACTTCCTTGTTGCGGTAGCCTTGGCAATAACCTTGCGATCAGTTAACTTGTCGGCACGCTTTACTTCCACAATAACCTTTTTGCCGGTTTTATAAAGCACGATGAAGTCGGGGGTATAGGTTCGATACCTTCCAGCTATTGCATATCGAATGTTAATGCTCTCATATTCGTAGGAAAGCACATCTGGATTCTGATCTAGGTAGAGTGCGACTGTGTATTCCCACCCTGATCTATATTTGATTGGGGTTGGGCATTTAGGAGAGTGATGAATGCCTGTCTTATAGTGGCTCTTACGCTTGCGTTTTCTTTTGGTTGTTGGTTTCTTTATGGGAGGCATAATGTAAGTGTGGAAGATAACCAATAGAAAGGAATGGAAGGGACAGATAAATAGTTACATCAACTCAATAATCAATTTTTATGACAAATTTCAGACGATCTGAACTACGTTTTAAAACGGGTGCTGCAAGTTTTGTGCGAGCAATAACATTGAGATTATCATCATGCAAATATAGGTCGGTGATATAAACGTAACGTTTATCAAAATCGCTAGCATTATTGCTTGCTTGCAAGTCACGGTTCCAATTTGGGTTACTGGAGCTTACAAGTTCAAGAGGGTTGGCATACAAATCAGCTTTCATAACATGGATGTTACGTTCACCATTAAAGGTGCATTCAAATCCGTTTTCACCAAACCAATAAAGGCTTGGATTTTTGATTAAAACAATACCATTATCGTAGAAGATATTACCAACGCAATTACTCAATGCTTGTGATCCAGAACAATCAGCACGATAAAGACTCCCGAAGCCATCATCTTTCAACGTCATACCAATCTTGCCAAAACTGTTTGAAATATTGTTGTCTGTGATGGTGAATGTACCAGGAGCTATCTTGTTGCCATAAAACAAGTTTGATATATCAAAGATAACAACTTGAAGAGAATTGTTTTCTTGTGTTCTTTGCAGGATGGTTGGAGTTCTTTGTGGATTGAGTGTTCCAAGAGAACTTGTAGTATCAAAGCCAGACAAAGCAGCTATGATACTTGTTGGATTTAAATCTGTATTAAGTATACCTGTACCGCTTGTTGGAGATACAAGATCATAGATACTGTCAATCGGATACATATTTCTTAATGTTATTAAGTTGAATGCTTGTTGACCTTTGTCGGTAACAAACGAACTTGTGTTAAGAGTTTTAAGCATTTCATAATAGGTTGGTGTAAAGCTGCCATTGTCATTTGGCATAACTGTCAAGCTAGCTTTACGAACCGAGCCTGTATTATACAAGAACTGGTTTGCTGTAAGTTGTTCTGTGTTACCAACAAGCGCACTACCTGTTAGGCGAATAAGTCTTGGATAGTTTCCTGTTACAAAATCTCTTACATGGTTTTCAAGGTTGATATAATGTCCACCTGTATCAAAACTCATATCAACGTTGAATGGATGTTCTGTTGTTCCATTAATGCATTGAAATGGATGCACCAATACTCCACCTAGTCCAGAAGCTGTGCTAACGCTTCTAAAAGGCGATTCTTTTGTGAAGTGGGGTGGTAGGTAGAACAACAAGTTTGGATCGCCTAATGGGGCACTGGATAGGCTTCTTGAAGCTATTTCATCTTGCCCAAGATACTTGTTATAGATTTTCAATTCATGCACTTCGGCGTTGAGGGGATGTGTTAAATTATATGAATTTGGTTCGTCTTGGGTAGCACTTGTTATGAAATTTGAACCAGTGACAGGGACACCAAATCTTGTTTTGGCTATATCAGAAAAGAAATAAGCTGCCTGACCGTTTTCTGGACATTCCAAAAAGTTTCCTACAGTTAGGATGCATGGATTTAAAATCAACGTTTGTTCTTTTGGAGCAACACTTGCTGATGGGATATAAAAGGTTCCAGCTTCAATACCATCAACCATAAAAGAACCACTACCAAAGTTATAACTGTTTGTTCCCCAACGAACAGTTACATGTTGCCATGTGTTTCTTAATAATGAGTTGTCATTAGAAACGAAACAAAGTCCTGTTGGACTTGCTGGGTTGATTGCAGACGGTAATGTTTTTGCTGAACTGCTTAGTTGCAATAACAATCTATAACCATCAACCAAACCATTTGTGTCTTTACTAGAGCCTGTAATCAAACTTAAAGCATATGCCCCAGACATATGAAATAATGTTCCAGCTTTAAACTGAGAAGTTTCTGTGTCTGTGGTATATCTTGGATTGATCCAAAAATCAAACGTGAACGCTCCACTTGGAATATAACTTGAAGATACAATAGTTCCAGCACCGTTCAAAGAAGCGGAAGCTGGATATAGCAATGCTGAACCTGTTGGATTATTGCTCGAAGTAAAGAAGTTTAACGAATGATAATTGGTATATGCAAAGTTATAGTTTGTTCCAAACAAGCTGTAGTAAGGCATGAGAACGTTTGTTGTTATAAACTTTCTTGTCATGTCTAGGTTTAAGTTAACACCGGGAGTAAATCTAACAACTTCTTGTTTTTGTGAGTTTCTTGGATTTTGTGGTTGGTTTTTTACAACCGACAAATATTCATTCATTCTTTGATTTAGCTGTGCAGGTGTTGTTGAAAGCTTTGCAAAACTCAGTACGTCATCAATGTCATTGATTTGATGGAATGAGCCTGTGGGAGCACCAGAAACGGCATTCCAGTTAACATAGTAGTCTTTTATAGCGTTCGAACGTCTTGGATAAACGTAAGCTGCACCGGTTAAACCTGTGCTACTTGACACAAAGGTTGTGCTTGGGACAGTTTGGATTGAGAAGAACTCAATATCGCCGGGTTCAAAACGTTGGATAGACATAATTATTTGATTTGCTTTCTGCTAACTTAAATACTCTCAATGATATTTTCTAGTTTGTTTTCTTTCAATAACGCATGAAGTCTTGGAGCTAATATCGTTGCAACAAGTTCAGAAAGATTCGCACCCTCCTTCACTTGCCTCGACACTTCCTCAATCCCAGAATTATCAAGCATTGTGTGAAGAATCTCATGCATCAATGTTTCTTCTCTTACATCCTTTGCCATCGATCCATTTACAACAATCTTGCTTTGATAATAGTCTGTGAAACCACAAACTTCTGAGGCATCTCTGCCTGTCATAGCTTCAATCTGTTCTTCAGACCATTGCTGAATCGAATAACAACGTGTTCCAACTTTCAAATTCATGTTCTTCCTAGCTCCTTCTTCAAATCCGAGAGAGAAAACAATATTCCAAGTTTTGTTTCGTATTCTTTTATTTCTTTTGCGGTAAAGATTGAATAGCAGAAGTTGTTCTCTTCACAGTATTTCAAAGCGGCTTCTGTTTTTTGATTCGTTGATTTTTCGCTCAAAAATTGTGTACCTTTTGTTTCAAGAAGCGTTTTGTTGCCGTTTGCGTAAGTCACTAAAAAATCTGGGATGTATCTTTTGTTTTGTTCATACAGAATCGAAAAAGGTTCATATTGATAAGAAACGATTGTGGGATCATTGTCCAAACAAACCATTATTCTTTTTTCTAAAGAGGATTTAAATAACATTTTACCGGCTTTGCTACTTTCATGGAAACCTCTGACATAGCGTGTGTGTTTTGCGCTTTGTAGGTTCATCATCCTTTTAACGGAGGCTTTCGAATATCGATCTAGTTGTTCTTGAGTTCTTTGCTCTGGTGTTTTGCCATAGTTCGGATTATTTTTTCCTTTGTTACTTCTAAAACCTTTTGCAAAATGTTGCTTATGAGTTTCAGATACTTTTTTTGCCATTTCGGCAACTTTTTCATCAGTTGCTGCTGTCTTTCCTTTTGTCCACGGCTCATAACCTTGCGGCATCTCTGGGTGCTTGCCGTAAAAATGATGGTTTTCTCCAGATTTTGCACATGACCTTGAACAAAATCTAGAAGTTTGCCAATGACTAGACCCAACCTTATACTCTTTCCCACAAGCTTCACAAGTTTTTGTTGACGGGACTTTTCTACATTCCCATGAACAATAGTTTTCCTTGTTTACAGCAGAAGCTCTACGCTCAAACTCTTTACCACACCGATTACAGTTGATCTTTATAGAGTTCTTTCTGGATAATCCAGCAACTTTTCCATGACACTTGTGACCGCAATATTCTTGTTTTTTATGCGAAGGAACATATTTCTCTTCGCAACCAACACAAGACCTTTCAACTTTCCACGTTTCTGCTATCGCAACAAAATAGCACTTTTTGGAGCAATAAACTTTGTCTGGTTTGCGGTGTTGGAAAGGAGTATCGCAGGTTTTACAAACATAATCATACATCTTCATTGGCTAATGCCTCTAAAGATATATATTGATTCAACTTTAAAAGTTTGTTTAAGAATGCAAAAGTTGACAACTACATTTCATTTTTTGTTAGTTTTTAAGGTAAAACGTTGTTTACGAGCGTAGTCCAAACGTACTTTTACAGTATATTCCCTTTGATAGTTTTTCAAAATTGGCCTTGAGGTCTTTGCTACAGCCAATAGGTTGTTGTCAGCGTCATACAAGCCAATACTTGTGATGAATGCAAAGCTACGTTGAATGTCTTCTTGACCGGGATCAATCACAACAATACGTCCATCGTTGTCAGTATATGTTGGGTTGCTTGAGTAGTTGAATCTATCTGCTGAGAACTTACAGAAGTAAACGCTGGAGTTGATGTTTGTTTGGTTTTGAAAAGCCATAACAGTTGCATCACTGCCAGTTAAACGTGTTGAGCATAAGTGATCAAGAATATCGTCAACAGAAGCTCTGTAAAACAAGCTTCCTGTGCTTCCATAAAGAGAACTTGAAAGAAGTGAGCCTACAAATGGTTCTGTAAGAGTTGTTACGCTTTCGATTGTTCCTGTGATGCTTTGTGTTACATTGAACACACGAGAAGAATCAAGAACAATGATACCTTGATCATGCCAAATAAGACCAACAGTGTTTGTTGTTGCTGTGTCTACAAGAGTACCAACGGAGCCACCTGGGAATCCATAGTTTACGTTGGTTGCTGAACCAAGATCTGTGTAAATATTTTCTGCTGTGCCGGGAGTTGCAAGATCACTTAATGTTGCATTTGATCCGCTATAAAACATACGAAGGGCATATGTTTCACGTTTTAGTTGATCTCTGGAGAACAGACGTTTAAAGGTAAAGAACACAGCTTCTTTGATTGTTTTTCCAACAACGCTGGTACCATTATAACTTCCAGAAATAAAAGTAAATGCTTGTGAATCGTCACCAAGAAGTTGTTGAGCAAAGGTACGATATAGATCGATCTTTTCACGCATCATCAATGATTTGCTAGAGAAGTAATATTGATCATTTACCGCATCAAAAGATGTTGTTGTTTCTTGTACCAGTAATGAGCTTGTATGAATTCCAATTGTAACATCGAATACAGGGTTAGCTGTTTGCAATGAATAATCTTGATCGAACACGGTTTGAAAAAGAGAAGAAGTAACACCGGGACCAGTACCAGAACCAGTTACCCAAACTTGATATTTTCTTCTTGTAACAGAAGAAGAAACGTCGTTGCCGATAACGTCAATGAGTTGTTCTAAAACGTCACTTTGAGTACGTTTGTCGGTTTGAGCGTTGAAAAATTCAAAAGTAGCCATTTTGTGTTATTCCTTTATTTCACTTTGAGATGGAAGCAACGAACTCTTTGACTGCTCCGCTGCTCATACCTGTTACTCTAACAACCGATCTAATGTTGTTTTTGTTGCTTGGTTGGCCGTAAATAAGAAACTGAGCATTTGTAATAGCTTTTGCTGTAATTGGGATATTAACAGTTGCACCACCTTGAGAACTTGGAGCACCGTTTCTGGTAAGCACATACGTTGCCATACGGTTACGATCAATCACAGGCGTACTTCCAGCAATAAACAAGAATCGATCATCACACATAACCAAGAACTGGTTGTCAACGAGTTCTTGAGGAACAGTTTCTCCACCGGTAAGTGTTTGTTGAATGGTAACGCTTTGTTGTTGTGGAGAAGTTGAAGTTGTGCTATTAACACCAAGAGCAAGCGTATCCCCAGTTAAACCACCTGTTGCTGAAAGAGATAGCAAAGGCATTGTGTAACGGTTTGGATCTGGAAGAGAAACCAATGGGTGAACAAGAGCCAACTTATTGTTGGTGATGGCTTCAAAAACAGGTGTATTCTTTTCAATCTTTTCTTGACCCACTGTACGTCCATATCGTTTAATCATGCCATAATCAACTTCATCATCTCCAGCAGCAAACTTGATAACATTAAAGGTACCTTGCGCTAACTTTTGACGACCTAAATCAGTTAATACGGCATCTACGATTATATTGTTTGTATCTTGTTGAAGGAATCCCACTTTATTTTGTCCTTTTGTAGTAATCCTATCTATATATATATAGGTAGCTAAGAGGTAAATAGAACCATGAAAAAAATCTCATACGAAGAAGCAAAGAAAAGATTTGAGGCACAAGGTAGAATTGATCTTGAACTTGTTGAAGAAAAGTATGTTTCTTGGAAAGAAAACGCATTGTTTTTCGATAAAGTGTATAATGAGTATTTTATATCTATTCCAAAAAATGTTTATGTTCAAAGATCATGTCATCCAAAGAGAGCCTTAGAAAATCGTAAGCAAACGAATATTGATAGATATGGGAATGTTTGTTCGTTGCATGGAGTAGATGTGAAAAGTAAAGTAAAACAAACCATGTTTGACAAATATGGAGTGGAGCACGCATGGCATTCTACAGAATTAAGAAAAAAATACGAGCAATCAATTAAAAATCTATATGGGGTTGACAATATATCCCAAGCAGATTCAATCAAAGCAAAGAAAAGAAAAACAACAAGGTCGCATTATGGTGTAGATTATCCAGCACAAAACAAAGAAATATTTGAAAAACAAAAAGCTTCTACAAGAAACTTATATGGAGTAGATCATGCTTTACAGTCAATTATATTTCAAGAAAAAGTCAAACAAACCTTAGAAGAAAAATACAAAGTTCATTCTCCTTTTCAATTGTCAGGTGTAAATGAAAAAGCTCAACAAACTTGTATCGAAAAATATGGTAAACCTTTTTATTCTCAATCAAAAAGCAAAGTTATCGTTGATTCCCAATCAAATCAAACTGTGATTGATTGGTGGAAATCATTGCAATATCCTAAACCTTCTTATAGTCATGTTTGGAATGAGCTTAAAGAAAACAAAACAGTTACACAAAAAAACTTGACAGATATTCTAACAAGGTTTTCACAACATAAAACTTCATTAGAATCTTTTGCAGAATCATTGTTTGCTTCTTCTCACTACAATCAAAAAGCAATCAAAGAGTTGCCATACAAACCTGATTTTAAAATAAACGAAAACTTATTTGTTAACGTTGATGGGTTGTACTGGCATAGCGAAGTGAATAAGTCAAAAAATCATCATTTTGATCTTCGCAAACGTTTTGAAGAATATAATCTTAAATTAATACAGTTTCATGAAGATGAAATCAAAACAAAGCCTGAGATTGTTAAATCGATTGTTGCTAGTAAGTCGGGTAAGATACAAGAAAAAATACATGCAAGAAAAACAACGCTCCGGCTAGTTTCTCAACCAGAAGCAAAAGTTTTTTTAGAAAAAAATCATTTAATGGGAAATATCGCAGCAAAACATATTGGTTTGTTTGATAACAATAAATTGGTTTGTTTGCTTTCATATAAAACGTTTACAGCCAATAACTCATGCCATATAGAGCGTTTTTGTTCGCTTTGCAATGTTGTTGTGGTTGGAGGATTCACAAAACTTTTAAGCGCCTTAGAAAAGCTTGTGAGGGTTAAAGAATACATGTACTGGGTTGATCTTCGATATGGTACTGGTGAGCATTTATTGAATCATGGATTCATTTGGAAAAAAGATACATTAGGTTGGAAATGGACGGATGGTACAAACACATATAATCGATTGCGTTGCAGAGCAAATATGGACAACAGAAAACTTTCCGAAAAAGAACATGCTGAAGAGCTTGGATGGGAAAGAATATACGACGCTGGCCAAAGACTTTATTGCATGAGCAGAAAACCCACAGGCTCGTCCTGTGAGTAGTTCACGTTAAATCATTTTGATTTCTGTGATCAGTAACTGTTATATCTATAAACTGATCTGTTTGCAAGTCTGTATTAATCAACTGGATTCTGTATTTGTTATCAGGTCCAAAGTTAACAATTTTGATATTGTCTCCATTTTGCTGTGAAAGCTCATAATATTCTGGATTGAAAACAACAGTCATTTGACTGTGCCCTTCATTTTTTATTGTATCCACAAAGGCATCTTTATTTAGATACAGATTTGGATAAGGCTTTGGTGCTCCTGGTGAAGAAACATCAACTCTTTCAATTGTATTTCGTTGCTTATTAAAGCTTATGCCTATTTGATTGCTATAGTTGGATGTAATTCCATGGGCATCAACACAAGCAACGGCATAAATATAATAAGCTTCTCGATCAAAATCTTCATCGATATAACAGGTTGTTGAATATATCGATTGATTTTGTAAGGCATTTTGGTCTACAACAACATTTGCATCAATGTTGGCTTCACCTTTTAGAAACTTAAATAATCCTGCTGATCCTAATGTTGGCTTTTGATAAAATATTCCAAAAGCGTTTTGAAGATCATTAAAATCAAACATTCTCACAAGTTCGAAAGGTAATTGTGCTGGACGAACTTGACCAACATTTTTCCTTCTAAATACTTGAAAATATTTAACATGACGACGAATTTCAATAGGAAAATTCCAGGTAAGAATTGGTTTCTTTAACCCGTAATCCCAGCGAATGAAAAAGTCTGTTGGAGGCTCTGGTGGAGTTAGATCTTCACACGTTATAATTGTTCTTGTTTGTTTGCTGCCAACCAAAAACGTTGAAATTACATTAACTCTTTGTTCTGCATTGAATGTTAAAGTTTGCAGTAACGTTACAACTTTGATAAAGTAAACGTATTGTTGATTGTAAAGAACTTGAGTATCAAAAAATTCCGTTGTATTTGGATCTTCGATATAAAATGTTGTTTTTTCTACTAATAATCCAGTTGATGATCTCCTAAATCTATCGATAACATATCCAGTTGTTTGAAATACTAAACCAAAATTGTTATTCTGCTCTGCAACAATGGTTTTAATCGGATTGTCTAAAGACAAATCATATTGAGAACCGTTAAATCGATTTGCGAAATTTTTTATAGCATATTGATTTTCAAAGACTTTCGACAATCCTTCAGTCAGACTTGGTGTAATATCAATCAAAGAATCATTTGTGATTTTTTCATGTAACAGTGTGCCAAATACTTTGTTTGCTATAGGTGCAGTTGTTGTGATTGTTTCGAAGTTACTGGCAGGATCAACAGCAGTTGTGTTAGTTGCGTTAGAATAACCGTAGTTCAAATAACGATTTAGAAACTCTTCATTTACACTTTCGGGTGTAGTTTCGTGCAAAGCTCTTATAGCATCATTTAAACCAGCATTAATACGGTTGTAATTGATTTGTTCATATAAGCGACTAAGCAAATATTGACGTTGAGTTACAAAACTTGATTCTTGTTGGTTAAAAGAATCAAAATATGCAAGAGATAAATCTTCTTCATCTAAAATTTTGCCTGCATTTTCTTTTATCGATACGTCAACTAAATCTTTACGATCAACATCTCCAGAAGATATATTAACCTTATTCCAAGTTAAACGAACATATCTTGGAACGTTTCTAGAAAATTCTACCGTATTCGGTCTTGCATTTGTTGCAATGTTACTATTAATCAGTTCGTCTGGAGTATAAAAGTTATAATTGAACGTTGCTTCAAATGTTCTGATTTCTGGAACATCCGCTGTTGTAATTGGCAACGACGGTAATGATTCACCAACGATAACGGTCATTGAATGATCTCCACATTTGTAAAGTATGAATCAAGAACAAGATCATCAGAAGTTTTATAAGTTTCGCCATTAGATTGATACAATCGACCTTCGTTTGTTAGCTGTTGTAACAAATCGTTTCCTTGTTGGTTTTGACTCATTGCGTTTGTATCAATCGCAAATTTATCTATATCAAACATAATGTTATATGTTCGATCATATTGTTTTTGTCGAAACACAGTTTTTGTTATATCATTGCAAAGAGTTAACATCATCTTTGTATCGTCTTGATTGTTTTTAAAAGCGTTTAACAGCTCACGATATTCTGGTGTCATGAACTTGACTTTTGTTAGGTCTGCTGTGCCCAACGGAATCTTTGCCATCTCGTTCGTAAACGTTGTTGTTTCATTTTCTGAATAAGCAATAAACGTTTCTTCGCTTACGTTTAAACCTGTAACCATGTGAAGATACATGTCGAATATAAAGCTTCGATACAAGTTTTCTACGGCTTCAAAGCACAATCTTTGACGTTCTGTTGATACACGATAATAAGGATCAGTTGCAACAAACTGTTGAAAGGTTTTTGCCGTTACTTGATCGAATGGTAGGTATTCGTCAAAGTCGTAAAACTGAAACGTATCTCTTAATGCGTAATAGTTCGATCTAGATATTTCGTTTGTTGTATATGCATCAAATCCTCTGGCAAACAAAGACAAGTCGAACTTGAACTGTTGCGGTTTAAAAATAATGCCGTCATCGTTTTTATCAAGCTTAAAGATCTTTACGTTGATTAAGTCGCTTGTGTTTTCTTGCAACTTACCGTTGTAAACTTCGTTTTTGTTAAGCTTGGCACCCAAAGCTGATCTAACGAAACCATATGGTATACCAACGGTAACGATTTTACGTTTTGAACTACCAACAAACTCTGGTTGAAACAAAGCAGTCTTAACCGCCTCCCAGTTTCTGTCGCTCACAGCCTTACCAGCAGGAAGATAAAAGTCCAACGCTCGGTTGTTTGTTGGGTTGTAGACAGCTTGCTTGTTAACAATCGATTGCAATATGTTTTTTGCTGTTCTTGTTGTGCTTAAACTGTTTACGTTGTTCGTGTTTATCTCGCTAATAATCATTGTTTCATTACCGGACGGTTGTATTATTCCCGAAAATCGTCCGTTTAAAAGTTCAAAGAACTTTAAAATATTGTCAATGATTCTTTCTTCTTCTCTAAGTTTTTGTTGATAGTCAGAAATTATTGAACTACTGTAGTTCATATCCTGCAAAAAGTTATTAATGTTGGTGGATACATCCAATAAAGCTTGAACATTGAAAGTTGCTTGAATATATTGAACTGCTGACAGTTTCGTTGTTTGATCATTAACTAAATTGTAAGTTATGTTTCTTGTGGAAAACTGATCGGCAAGAGATGAAAAGATTTCGAATACAAGCAACACAAAACCAGACAAGGTTAAACCATGGTATCTTGTTGCAGATGAACCATTCAATAAATGATAAGCTTGCTCGTTTGTGCTACAAGCTCTAAATAAGTCATTACACAAATCTAACACATTTTTAAACAAGTTGTCGGTTGATCGTAGCGAATATATCAAGTTAGAAAACTGTTGAATCTGCACTTGTGCAACGTTGTTGTTTGGATTTCTATTTTTTGATGGTGTTGCAGGAGCTTTGCCTCCAAGTTGTGTGGTTTGCTTGTTCCTTGTTTCGGTAGCACTATTGTTGTTAGAAAGTCCTGTTCCTGCTTTGGCATTAGAAGGCGGAAGCGGTAATACGTTATTAAGCACCAACTGTTTAACAATTGCAATCTGGGTATCAATAAGTTTTGGTATATTGTTTTCGGTTAAATTTTCCGAAAAACCTTGTATTTTTTGCTGAGTTAGTTCCGATAGCAGTAAATCTCTAAATTTGTTGGTTTGAGAATAATCTTCTGTTATCGTATTTCTTGTGTCATAAACAGCAATTAATAGTAATAGTTTAAAAACTTCAAACTTAATTTGCGGATTAGAATTACCTAGTAAAACCAAAACAAAGCTTAATATGGTGGTTGCATCATTGTTATTTTGTCGAATAAAATCTTGAGAATGTACATAATATCTCAATATAGACTTAAGCATTTCGTCAGACTTTAAACCAGTCGAGGTATCATCATCAGGACTTAAAAGAAGTTTATTGAAAACATTTCGTGCTTGAGTTATTCTGTTTGAAAAATTTTCACGATAACTGTTATAAGCAGAAAAATCACCATTCAATATTCCATCAGAGAAATAATTTGCTCCTGGCACAAATACTGTTTCTCCATCTCCAGCAACCTGACGAGACTCGAAAGGCAACACAACAGCATTTTGTGTGCTTGTTCTGAGGTATAACAATGTTGATAAGCTATTATTCCCAGTAGGCGAAACAAATATGTCTGATGGTATGCCACCAATAACATTATCAAAAGGATTTCCTTGATTACGAAAACCAAAAAAACCAGCTTCTTGCAAATTATATTTTCCTAAACCCTTTGAAACTCTTAGCTCTTTAGACAAAAGATTAAGTATAAAAACAAAACGATCTTGAGTTTTGTTTGGTAAAACGTTTATAATACCGTTGAAATTTATATAATCTACAATATACTTACTTCTTATCGATTCAGGAGTATAACGTAGATTGTCACCATATGTTAAATCAATACTAATTGAATCTTGTATATTAATTTGTTTGTTTGTTATTGGTGTACTGACATACGAAGATCTAGCAGCGTCCGTAAAATCAGATATAAGGTTAAATGAACATTTTTCCAAGATGCCACTAAGGTCAAACAATAATTGATACAATACTTTTGTATCTGAAAATATGTTGTATGACTGCTCAGAAAACAACATACGTTGAGTTACAAAGTCTCGTAATCCAAGCAAAGGTGTTTGAAAATTATCAACATTATTAAAGTTGTTTTTAATATCTAAAACATTGTTGATTTCTTTGATTTTTTCAATCAATCCATCCAGTGATCTAATGACATTTTTGGATCTAGTTATATCGCCATTAACTCTTGTTGATATTGTGTTTAACGTGTTGTTAAATTCCGATGTTGTTATTGCTCGGTTCAGTAACAAATACTTTCTCAAAGTATCACTAACCAAGCTAGATTTATATAAATCGTCAACATAAAAACCAAAGTTTGAAAAACTACGGTCAAGATATGAATTGTAAATTGGTCTAAAGTTAATGAATGAAATGATTTCGCTACGTAAACTAGAAACATCCAACACAGGCTGTCCATTAACCATTGTGTAGGTATCCAAAGCTAAAGTTTCTTCAACCATATCTTTGCTTGTTAGTAGCTTGACTGGATTAGGTTTTGGCCTAAAGATAACAGGCGGTAAAACAACAGGATTTGGTGTCCCAGTTAATGCTACAATAGGACTAAGAATTGTAGATGTTGTTGTAGCTATAAAGCTTGGTGTAGTCGTTGAAACTGTCAGCATTGCAGGGTTAAAAAAGGGATTTGCTGAAGTTTGTATTGGCTGCGTTGTTGTCATTGTAACAGGAATATTAAGAATTGGAGTAATTGTTACAGGTGCCATTGTAGGAACAGAACTGGGTATGTTAGATGTTGTTACAGACGGAATCAATATGGCTGACTGAGCGGGCTGAATTGCAGTTCGAGCAACTCTTACAGGAGATCCATTACGTGTTGCAGCCATGTTATATCACCACTTCGTTGCTATCATAATCTGGACTTAGATTCAAATTAAAGTATTGCATTGTTATAATGTATTTAAATACCCCTGTATCTGTATACCTGACATTATCAGTAAACAAAAAGTTGTTTTGGGTATTTATGCCATGTGCTTTTCCGATCAAATCTAACTTGCCTGTGCCAATGTTTTTTCTACGAATAATGAAATGACTTATTTGTGTTTGATCACCATTAACACTCCATACCAAATCGATTGTTTTACTGTTAAACACGTATGCTTTCAAGTTATTTATGTTTGGCGGTGGTGGTTTTAAATCTACATTTATATAATTGATACCTGTTATGTCACCAAATTCTAATTGATCTAAACCATATTGAAGAACGAATTCAGATCCACTTTTCTTTGGATTCGTACCTGTTTGCAAGCCATATGGATTGTTCAGATTAAATGGTTTATATGTATATGCTGGCGGAGATATCTTTGAATTAGTTCTTGCGGTAGAAGAACCTGTTAATTCTATTGATTGCAAAAGTGTTGCAGGATTTCTGACATATGTTGTTAGTTCATACAAATATTGCGAATTGCGACTAAGTAAACCAAACTTTGTTGTGCTTTGCAAATATGTGCTATCAATATAACCCATTAAAAACTTGTCATTGCTTTGCAAATCACGAAGTTCTACTTTTGTTACAAGTAAATCTTTGAGACGTTCTCGATTAATATCACCACCATAATATTCAATCAAACCTTGGTTTATAAGAAATTGCTTAACGTTATCTTCTAGTTTATTCGTTATTGCATAAGAAATATTAAATGCAACATCGTAGTATTGAATGCTGCTCCCTGGTGTTTGAACGGTGGTGATAGTTGGTGATGTATAGTTTGTAACAGCATAGTCTTGTGTTTGCGAACGGTAAACAAATTCAACCATCCCAGTCGAATTGTAGCGTTGACCTTTCATATCGATCAATACGCAACGGTATCGATATGCTTTTATTTGGTCTAAGCTTGAATCAAAGTAAGCATAACTTGCATTGCTTCCTTGACCACCAACAAAAAATGTTGTGATCAAGGTTTCTGTATATGGATCAGAAGTTAAATTGGTTTTAAATAATTCAATAAAAGCAATATCATCTGGAATATCAGAAATAATGATATTAAGACCTTGACGATTGTATTCTGTATGCAAACTTACAAACACATTTGCTTTTGCTGCTATTTCGTTTGTGTGAACTTCTACAACTTGACTTGCAAAATCGCTGCTAATGTCAGAGGATGCATTATAACTCAATGCACGAAACAAAAGCAAACCAACATCGTTGTTTTGAATGTTAAAGATACGAGATTCTCCTGCTGGTAAATCAAAACTACCAATCATATCTTGCGTTATCTTTTCTGTTTTTGCGCTTGGATTATATACAGATTTATATATCTTTACTCCAGTGCCATGTGGATCTTTTTGCTTTAAAGATATAGATAAATTACCATCAAATAGTTTTGTTATAGAAAAATCTGGTGGTATAACAGCACGTTGAAAACGTGCCACATTTGTTTTATGTTTAACAAACTTAACGAATTCTTGTACCAAGTTGTTTTCGATATCATAAATCGAAAACATCAAATAAAAATTGCTTATGCCGATAGCTTCTGCTAAAAATGTTTGTTCTGGATGTATGGTGATTATATCACGCTCAGAAACATTGTAAGTTTGCAAACGAGTTGTTTCTGTTGGTTCTGAATTGTTTGTTGTTAACAAACTAGCTGCGATCATCGATTCAATTTTATCTTCTCGATTTTGTCCTTCATAAAAAGCTAAACCGTTGTTTGTTTCATATGCAGTTTTTGTAGAATATATTCTTTTAATAGATTCCGCAGGATCAGTTTTAAACTCGTTCAATAACTCTTTACTAAGTTGTGTAATAGTTCGATCTTCATTTAATGGTTTTTGATCTAATGTATTAACACCATTATAAATTTTGTTCCTTACGTCGTCTTTGGGATAGTCAGTAACAACTGAATATCCAACACCAGTGTTAAAATTTTTAATCAAAGTATTGAAGTCGTAGTCTTGTTGAGCAAGAACGTTATTTCTCGTTGATATAATCGCATTCGTAATTGAAAAAGATCGCTTTTGAATGTTGCTTATTAGCTGTCTTGAGTTTTGATTTAAAATATTCAATGTTGATTGATTTTGATTAAACACACTCAACGGCACCGCATTTTTTGGATTATCTACATACGCACGAATCGATAGCTTTGTTGCAGAGGAGTTTCTTGCTTCAGTTTTACTCACAGATAAACTAAATCTATAGGAGTAATTTGTTAGAGTCACTTCCTCAAGAGAAGCAAAGTCATCATTGGCAGTTAGAACTTGAACGGTGTTTAATTTTACTTCCACAGATTTTAAACCTATTCATATATAGTGATTTGATCAAAACAGAATGGTTTAATCGAGGAAAGGTTTTGCAACTACCCTTGAAAAATAAGACTCATTATGTTTATGAACTTATCGTTACCAGTTGCATCAGTTAAAACTTTACCAACAAAATAAACATGAATTCTTGTTGTTGCTGTTATAAGATCTGGATTTAATGGTGTTGGCACAGCATCTGGAAACAATGGAAGCAAAGGTGAGTTTTTTGGAACAATAAATACTCCGAAATCAACGACATCCAATTTGGTTACTTTGCCGTTTGCCATTTCAAATATTTGACCAATGATTCTGTTTGTTATGGTTGTTTCACTAAAGTAAACAGTTGAGCGTTGCTGCTGAACTCTTTGGGTTGTGGTTCCATTAGCTACAACAATGTTCTGAAACTCGTTTTTTAAATCTTCAAACGTAAGAATACTTCGGTTGCCATTAATAGAACCAGCATAGTTTCCAATAGGTTGCTGGGATGCAACAGAACCATTTTTATTAATAGGAGGCAATAAACTAAAATTGTCAATATGAGAAAGTCTACGATCAAAAAAAAGATTCTCAGTAGCTTCTAGATTTCCAGTTGTTACACCACCAGCTAGTGTGGTATTGTCTGTTATATGAAATGATATGCTGTTATTGTTGATTTTAAACTCATCACGATTGGTATAAAGCAAATCTGGACTTTTCAAAATCATCAATTTACGAAAGTTATTGGTGTTATCTCCAAGAACGGTTGAAGCAACAGAAGCAAACGTTGCCGAGCTTGATAAAATCTCAGGTGTGCCGTTTTCCCATCCCTTTATAAGTTGACCGCTTATAACACGAACAGTACCTTGAGAGCTGGTAAAATAGTTGTTATTTCCGAATACCTTTAAACCACCACTATCATCTGCTTCATATGAAACTTGATCTTGTGGTAAAGGAAAAGCTTCAAAGGTCACAAGAGTTGCAATACTTGAATCTGGTACATTCCCTGTAACATAAGTGTCTAATGGAGAATATACCGCACTAGCGTCAGAAAAAGAATAAAAAGCAGGAATAAAACGACCTGTTCCTAGCTGCCTTCT